CAAGGCGATCGTGCGGCTGGCCTCCAGCTACGAGATCCCGAACGAGGTGTTGCTGGGCCTGAGCACGGCCAACCACTGGACCGCCTGGGCTATCAGCGAGGACGGGATCAAGCGGATCAAGCCCTACCTTGCGACGATCGCGGACACGCTCACCCGGTGGTTCCTACGGCCGGCGCTGGCCCGGATGGGCGTCAAGAACCCCGAGCGCTACGCGTTCGCGTTCGACACGGCGCCCCTGGCCGTGCGGCCGAACCGCCTTGAAGACGCGACCACGCTGCACGATCGGATGCTGATCAAGGACGTGGAGATGGTCAAGGCCGCCGCGTTCTCCGAGGAGCAGATGCCGACCCCGGCCGAGCGCGCGATCATGATCCTTCTGCGGGCCATCGACAAGGACCCCCAGCTCCTGACCCAGACCACGGTCCAGCAACTCCTCGGCCTGCCCGTGATCGAGGCACCCGAGCCGACGATCGTGCGCGTACCTGGCGAGGTGGGCGACCCCGAGGCCGACGAGGACCAGGACGCACCCAACGGGGGAACCGCGCCCGAGGTCCCCTCACGGTCCCAGCGCTCGATCACGGCCAGCGCGGACGATGACCTGGCGCGCCGTCTGGACGCCCGGATCTCCCTCGCGAGCCTTGCCCCTCCCTCCCCTGAGCGGGTGTTCAACGCCTCGGCCAAGCTGATGATCTACCGCGCTCTTGAGCTGGCCGGCGGCCGGCTGACCACGCCACAGGAGCGGCGCGGCCGGTGGGTCGAGGTGCCACGCCACGAGCTACACGCACGCGTGGGCCCGATCACGCCCGACAAGGCGGACAAGGTCACCGAGGGTGCCTGGAACCATGTGGGCGCGGCGGCGGCCGATCTCGGTGTTGACCCGGACCAGCTTCACCGCCTGCTGGCCGGCTACGTGCACGAGCTACTGACCCGGGGCATCCCGCATCACGATGACCTCCTGTACGCGGCGCTCACCGCCGCGCGCCGGCCGGCCGTGGCGGTGGCAGCGTGAGCGAGTTCGACACCGCGCCGGCCGCGCCCGCGTTCGAGCGCGAGCACCGGTCCGGACCCGCGTTCGAGCGGTACGGGTGGTGCGCGCCGGCCGAGGCCGCGCCCGAGCCCGTCCGGCCGCTCTCGGCGGACATCGCTCGTGAGTGGCGAGCCAAGGGGCAGGACCGGTGAGCGCGCCGGTCTGGGACGGCTCCGGCCGTGACCCGTGGATGCCCCAGCGTCTGGACTCGCGGATCGAGGCGGCCAGCGCCGAGGAGAAGATCCGGCGCGCGGTGTGGGCCGCGCTCTCGGACTGGCTCACCCAGACCAGCCGGCGCGTGGTCCGTGGCGACCGGCCACCGGACCTCGATGCCATCTGGGCGCGCGTGCCCGCGTGGCGCGATGCCGTGGAGGCGATCGTCTACCGGGGTGCGATCTACGAGGCTCTCCAGTCGGCGTACCGCGCGATCTTCGGTGCTGACTTCGCCTGGGACCGCCGGGTGTTCGTGACCCGCTACCTGACCGAGGTCACGAACCGCCTGGTCCGGGTGCCGGATGAGGTGTTCGACCTCGTAGCCGGCCAGATCGCGCAAGGGGCCGGCCTGGGCGAGACCCTCTCCAAGATCGTCAAGCGTGTTGACACTGTCCTGTCAACAACCGAGACACCGCGCTGGCAGAACCGGGCCGTGGTCATCGCCCGCACCGAGACGATCGGCGCGCTCAACGGCGGCCGGCTCGACGCGTTCCGCGCGTTCGCCGAGGACGAGGACGAGGAGCTGGAGAAGCTCTGGCTCAGCACGAGCGACAGCCGGACCCGGCCGACCCACCGGGCGGCCGACCAACAGCGCACACCGCTCGGCATGCCGTTCCTGGTGGGCGGATTCTCGATCGAGTTCCCCGGTGACCCGATGGGCCCAGCCCAAGAGGTGATCCAGTGCCGTTGCACCATGCTGTTGGTGGAGCCCGGTGAAGAGGTCGCACTGACCAACCGACAGATGAAGCGTGCTGCCCGTTAACCTGGGCGCGAGGAGAGTGAGACATGGGCACCAAGTTCCGCACGATGCTCGCGCCGATCAACCGGTCCACGGGTGACGGCCGGCGGTTCGCCACCGACTCGATCAGCGTGGCGGACACCCCGTTCCCGTTCGAGTGGGTGCGCGAGCGCCAGGGCGGTCATGATGGCGCGGTGGCCGTGGGCGTGGTCCAGCAGGCGGCGGTTATGTCCGTGGGCAAGGCCATTGACCAGGGGTTCATCTCCCCCGAGGCGGCCAACCGGCTGGGCCTTGACCACTCCGCCATGGGCGTGTTCGGCCAGGGCGAACTCTTCGATGACGCGGACCGCGAGACCATGCCCCAACTGGCCGAGGACGTGGCCACCGTGCTGCACCTCGCGGACCAGGGCATCCTCGGCCCGAGCGTCGATCTCGACTCGTTCGAGGCCGTACCGGTCGAGGTCGGTTCCGACGTCCCGGTGACCTGGGACCGCATGATGGAGGCCGAGGACAAGGGCGAGGAACTCAAGCTCGAACTTCTGATCACCGCCGGCCGCGTCCGCGCCGGCACCCTCGTGACCATCCCCGCGTTCGTGGAGACGTCGGCGCCGCTGGAGCTGGTCAAGTCCGAGGGCGACGCCACCGAGGCCACCGCCGAGCAGACCGCCGCGCTGGTGGCGAGCATCGCCACCGCGACCTGGACCCCGGACGCGACGATGTTCGAGCCCGAGCCGCTCACCGGTCTGACCGAGGTCACCTACGACTGGGAGCGCGGCAAGGTCTTCGGGCACATCGCGCCGCACGGCACGTGCCACGTCGGGTTCCGGGACACGTGCGTCACTCCCCCCGTGGACCCCACGGGCGCGTACGCGCGCATGCACCGGTACCCGGTCGAGACCGCCGATGGCGGGATCGTCTGGGCGGGCAGGCTCAGCGTGGGCGGCCGGCACCCCGAGCTGAACCTCACCGCGTCCCAGGCAGTGGCCCAGTACGAGGGCAAGACCACGGCGGCGCACATCGTGGTGCGCGAGGACGCGTTCGGGTTCTCGATCAACGGCCCGATCAACCCCGCGTTGACCGAGGGCGAGCGCCTGGTCCTGGAGCGGCGCACCGCCACGGGCGAGCGGCCCGTCTCCGGCGACTGGCGGGAGTACCCCGAGGGCCTGAGCATGATCGACGTGCTGGCCCTGTCCCCCGGGCCGCGCCAGCACTCGGAGCCTGGCTTCCCGGTCACCACGTACGTGCGCAACGGTCGCCAGGTGGCGCTCACCGCGTCGTTCGGCCTGGGCGCGCTGGCCACCAAGGCCACCAGCCCGGCCGAACTCCAGGCGGCCATCCGGGCCACCATGCGCGCGGAGAACGAGCGCGAGCGGGCTCTGGCGGCGCTGCGCGAGGCCGTCAACGTGGACAAGGCCGCTCGCGCGGCCGAGGCTCGCGCCGCGCTCGCGGCCGAGATCGAGAGCGGCTCGGGCGCGGCGGCGCGCGAGTGCGAGAAAGAGGGGTAACACGATGGCGTGTGCGTGTGGGGGGAAGAAGGCCAAGGCCAAAGAGGCCACGGTCTCGGTCAAGCTGCCCGGCGGGACGCTGGTCACCAAGAACACCCAGGCGGCGGCCGAGGCGTTCGTCCGGACCCATCCGGGTGCGACGATCGTGCGATGAGACGGCGCAACCGGCCCGAGTGCCGGCGGTGCTCCAGCGGAGCCGATACGTAGAGAGGCCCGGTCCCCCCAGGGGTCCGGGCCTCTCGCGTGCTACCTCACCACTTGCTGGCGCACGTCTTGCCCATCATCCGCTCGATCGAGTCCTCGTCGGTCAGGACCCGGCCGCACCGCACGCACACCCCGTAGAGCGCACCGAACTCTTTGGCCTGCTCAATGGTCATCTTGTGGGCGGGAGTGAGCCTGGTGACCGCGCCGGGGGTGTAGGCCCAGCCGGCGGCCTGGCCCTTGATCTCCGGGACCACCAGGAGCTTGGCGTACTGCTGGCCGGAGCCGTGGACCGCGTGCTGGACCTTGTAGATCGCGCCGTCCAGGAGGTAGATCCCGTCCTCCAGCTTGACCGGCGCGGCCGGCCCGACCTTGGGGGCACTCTTGAGCCGCGCCAGGGTGGCGTCCACATCGCGGAACAGGACCGTCTGAACGTCCAGGTCGATCCCGCGCTCGGTGGCCAGGTTGCGCATGAACCGCTGCTGACCCTCGGTGGCCATCCGCTCGGCGGCCGGCGGGGCCTCCACGGGCACGAGGTCCAACAGGTCGGCCTCGTAGCTCTCGCGCTCCCGGTCGGCCAGGTGGGCCTCGGCCGCGTTGTCGTCGGCTTCGGGGGTCCAGGTACCCCACACCGCGCGCCGGGTGGCGTCCGAGACGTTGACGTTGCGCAGCGACGGAACCTGAATCCCCTTGTAGGCGGTGGTGATCATGCGAGTCATTGTGTGTCCCTCCGGGTCGGTGTGCCTTACAAGAAGAACAATACAGGCTTGACTGCTAAGTGTCAACCCCCAAACGAGAACGGCCCCGGTTTCCCGGGGCCGCGCTGCTCAGAGGACCTCTCGCGTGGTGTCGGTGATCGTGACGTTGATCGAGTTGCCGCGCGCCGCGTCCTCGATCGCGGCCAGGAACTCGGTCACCTCGTCCTTGTCGCGGGTCCGGGTGGTCACCTGGCGGTTGCGGCCGGCGGTGGTGTCCCGCACGTCCACGAAGTACCGGCCGGCCACGCTCGGGTTGGTGCTGATCGAGATCGTGACGCTCATGGTTCGGTTCATCGGTGTTCCTCTCGCTCTGGAGTTGTGTCCCGCTCGGCCTTGCACTGACTACATTACAGGCATGACGGTTAAGTGTCAAGGCCCAAACGAAAGCGGCCCCCGGAGGGGCCGCTCGCTTCGTTCACCAGATGCCGCGTTGTCCGGCCATCTGCTCCTCCAGCAGGGTGTCCTGCCAGCCCTGGTTCTCCAGGTGGCGGACCAGCGCACCCTCGGCCCAGATCTCGGCCGCGTTGTCGAGATCCATCTGGATCGTGAGCTGGTAGCAGGCCCGGACGCTCGCGACGTTCGCGTGATAGGTGCGGTCCTCGGGGTGGTGGTTCCCGCACTTGACCCCGCCGGCCGTGGCCTTGATCGCGTAAGCGTCCTCGAACTCGATCTCGTTCATTGTTGGTGTTCCTCTCGCTCTGGAGTTTTTGTCCCGCTCTGCCTTACAAAGAGAACTCTACAGGCATGACGGTTAAGTGTCAAGCCCTCTGACCGGCTCTTTTCCGGGGCATCCCGGCCCGAGTGTCCTAGGACGCTGGTAGCATCGCGCCCAGATACCCGGTGCCAGGACTTGCTCCGACTGGGGGTCACCAGACTGTGATCGAGAGATGACTCCCCGAGGAGCACCCAATGGAGTTCGAGTTCCCGTTCGAGGTCCCGGCCGACCTCAAGGCGCTGGACGCTGGCGCGTTCGCCGCGTTCCAGACCCAGGTCCGGACCTTCGCCCAGAGCACCCTCGCGGACGAGGCCAGCACCCCCGAGGCCCTCGTGGCTACGCGTGAGCTGTTCGCACTCGTCGCCACCGAGGACACCCGGCGCACCACCCTGGCGACCGCCGCCGCCGCCGCTCGCACCGAGCTGGCCGCCGGCCTCGCGCCCGTCCTGGTCCCGGCCGTTGTCGAGCCCGTGACCGTCACCGAGCCCGTGACCGTTGTCGAGCCCGTGACCGTCACCGAGCCCGTGGCCGTGGTCGCCAGCACCGGCACCGCTACCGCCACGCTGGACGTCGTGCCCGAGACCGTGGCACCGGTTACCGCTCGCCTGATCGTCGGCAACGACTCGCCGAACGTCGGCGCGGAGATCGGCACGTTCGGCGAGGTGGGCGAGATCATCAACCGCCGCCTTGGCAACTACTCGTCC